ACCATTAAAAGTTGTATTAGCCATATTAATATCCTCCTAGATATTTTAAATGTAGTCCCTAGGGATGTCGACTATACGCGTCTACATTTAATGTTTTTTATTTTTGTATAGTGCGTCTTTTATACAATACTTTTTAATAGAGCGCAAGAGAGCCTGTAATGTGGATTGGATTTTTCCAACGATGTAGCTTTTTTACTAAGTAGCTACAGAAACTTCAGCGGCAGCGTCTTCAATCTTATTTTGCAGATGAGCTTTTTTTGCCTCTGCAAGTTTTATATGGCTAATTACTTCTCTGACTTTTCTGTCAATCTTAACCATATTGAGAGTATATCTACCCTCTTTAAGATGCTCCTGCTCCCACTCTAAATCCAGACCCTTCTTTTTTGTGTAAAGGTCGTTCAGATGTGTTAACATTTATAACCTCCTCATAGGTTATTCTATTTACCCTGGGATCCATCATTTCTCCAAGATACTCCCATTTTATATCAGATTTTCCTAATTTGTCAATGATAGAATTTTCTATATCTAATGGGCCATCGAGGCTTTCTATAACAAATTCTGTAGCATATTGATATGCATATATTTTTACGAGGAAGTTTTTAGGGTGCATTCTTTCTTTCTATCATTAAATTAAGGCGGGATTGTGTCCCGCCTTAAAGTTATTTAGATTACGCTGCTCCTGGTGATCCGAAGATACCTCTAGGGTCTGAGAATCCGAATGAATATCTCTCTCTAGCTTTGTATCTTACGTTTCCAGTTTCAAAGTCACCTTCCATTGCAGTTTTGATTGGTGCTCTAACGAACATTTTTAGTCCATTAGGAACATCAGTCTTAATGAAAAACGCATCTGTGTCAGTTAGGTAGTGGTTCACAGTGTATCCCTGTGGAATCATACCCATGCTGCCAACTGCGTTAATATCATTATCTGCAGTTCCAGTTCTACCTTGAGACTTCATAAGTCTTTCAGCAGTAAATTGCAAAGCAGAAGGAATAATTAATTTTACTCCTTTAGCTGCAATTTTAAGACCTCTTTCATCAGTAAGTGCTGCAATGTCAATTAACGACTGCTCTAACGAAGTTTCGTTTAAGTCAGCTGCAGTTGACAATTCATTTTTGAATGTTCCAGCAACAATTGGGTGGTCAGTAGCGCAAAGCTCCTTACCATCTCCACCTGTGAAAGACGAACTAAACGCATTGTTTAATACGTTAGCCGCTTTAACTTGCTTAGAATTAGCCATAGATCTAGCTAATGCTTTTGTATATCTAGACGCAAGTCTATCATACAAGTTATCTTCAATCGCTTCTTCAGTAATTG